TTTTTTTTTTTTCAAGCAGAAGACGGCATACGAGATCACTGTGTGACTGGAGTTCAGACGTGTGCTCTTCCGATCTACCGCAGTCACCTGATCACGCCGTCAAGATCGCTGAAGAAGCGTATCGGCGTGTGAACGAGCGTTTTCGCTCCTGGGCGCCTCAGAGACGCCCAACATCGCGCACCCCGAGCAGCACTGGACGAACCGCAGGCGTGTCGCCGGAGCCAAAATCCCTGGCTGAAGCAGTCAAGGTCGCTCGGGAAACGGCACGCCTCTGATTTGATCGAGGCGTTCAATGCCCACCTATACCCAGCCTCTGCTGGACCACATCACCACGGCCGCGATGGATTGGTGGTTCAACAAGGGGACCGCGTTCCAACAGGCGATCCAGGAGAAACCTCTCCTGGCTTCCATGGAGTCGAAGAAGAAGACGTTTCCCGGCGGCAAGGGAAACATCATCGTCAGCGTCAAGGGCGATTTCGGCAACGCATCCGCCCCTGGCACCAACGACCAGCTGGTCGGCTACCAGCTCGACGACACTGTGACGTACTACACGCCTGCAAATTTGAAGCAGGCGGTCTTCCCCTGGAAGGAGCACCACCTCGGCATCACGCTGACGCATTCGGAGCTGAAGTCCGACGGCATCAGCGTGGTCGACAGCTCCTCATCGAGCGAGACCAGCGAGCACTCCGGCCGCGACGACACCGTCCTGGTCGGGCTGCTCGACGACGCCCTGCAGGATCTCTCCGAGCAATACGCCAGGAGCATGAACAACCTGCTGTGGACCAACGGCACCGCCGACCCGAAGGCGTTGGCCGGCATGGCGGCGCTGATCACCGACAACCCGTCGACCGGCATCGTCGCCGGCATCGATCGGGCGGCCAAGACCTGGTGGCGCAACCGTGCCTACACCTCGGCGATGGGCACCGCGGTCACTGGTACGCCGGCGCTGTCTGCCTGGGGCGGCGGTCCGATCACGTCCGCCACCACCAATGGCGGCGCGCTGATTACGCTGCTGCAGAAAGAGTATCGGATGCTCACCAAATTCGGTGGCAAGCCGAACACCGCGTTCTGCGGATCCGACTGGCTCGCGGCGCTCGAGACCGAGCTGCGCGCCAACGGCAACTACTCCATGACCGGCTTCTCCGGCGGCAAGGACGTCTCCGTTGGTCAGATCTCCTACATGGGGACCGACTTCGAATACGATCCGACGCTGGATGCGCTCGGCAAATCCAAGCGCTGCTACTGGTACGACAGCCGCGACATCTTCCTGGCCACTATGCAGGACGAGTGGCGGCATCAGCACTCCCCCGAACGGCCGCCGGAAAAATACGTGATGAACCGCGGCCTCACCTCGACCGGGCAGCTCTGTGCGCGACGGCTCAATAGCGCCGTCGTGATGGATATTGCCTGATCGGGAGCGCCGGAGGTGAGGGCAAACCTTCCACCTCCGGCGACTTTCAACGAAAGGACCAACGATGCCGATCCAGAAGATCCACTACTGCAAATGCCGCATCAACCTGGCCGGCCAGAACTGTCACACCGTGATTTTCGATGAGCATAATCCGGTGACCTGGCCCGAGGCGCAGGTGCTGATGACGCTGCACGGCGATGAGAACGTCATGGACGTGCTGCCGATCGGCGTTGGCGAGACCTATCCGCTCCAGGAGAAGGAGCGGCTGATGATGCGCTATGGCCGCATCGTCGAGCAGTGCTTCCCTGGTCGCAGCCCGCGCATGGAATTGATGATGACCGGCGACGAGGATCTGCCTCGCTACGAGGAGGGCGTGATCTCCACCAAGGTCCACAACGGCAACGGCGATGACGATGAAGATGACGGCGAGGATGAGACCGCCAAGCTGTCAGCGGCGCCGGTGTTCAAGCCTGGCCGGCATCGTCCAGCACCGACGGCTGAGGCGCCGAAGGAGGCCTGATGCCGCTCGGGGTCACGCTGCTTGATCTTCGTCGTGAGCTGCGTGCCGAGACCGGCACGTCGCTGAACCCGGCCCAGGGCACCCAGGCGCAGGGCTCGATGGACATCGTGCTGGCGCGTCAGCAGCGTGAGTTGTGGGACGCCTACAATTGGCAGCACCTCAAGATCTGGAAAGACGTCCAACTCGCCAACAACCAGGCGGCCTACGACTACCCGGCCGAGCTGGCATTCGATCAGATCGTCCGGCTGTGGATTGCCGAGAGCGCGACCTCGTCCTGGAAGCCGCTGGCCTACGGCATCGGCGCCAACATGATCAAGCTCGGCGCGCCGCAGCTCGGCACGCCGGTGCGCTGGCGCAACGTCGCCACTGTCGACACCACAGGCCCCGCGCCGGTCACCAACCCGGTCGGGCAGTACGAGCTGCTGCCGGTGCCGAACAGCGATACCATGACGCTGCGCTTCGAAGGCCAGGCGCCGGTCTCGCCGCTGATTGCCGACAGCGACAAGTGCATCATCGACAGCAAGGCGATCGTGCTGTTCGCCGCGGCCGAGATCCTGGCGGTGCAGAAGAGCGAAGGCGCGCCGATGAAGCTGACCAAGGCGCAAAACTATCTGCGCCGGCTGCTGTCCGACCAGGGCGGCGACAAGCGCACCAACTACAACATGGGTGGGCCGTACCGCGGCGGCAACGATCCCGACAAATCGCGCCGCATGGTGCCCTACATCGATTACATCCCAGGGTGAGGTGCGTGCATGCCGTACTTCACCATCACCGACTTCGCGGCAGGCCTCGATCTCCGACGTTCTGAATTGACGGCGCCGGCGGGCACCCTGCGGTCGATGATCAATTGCCACATCACACCAGGCGGCGAGATCGAGAAGCGGATGGCGTTCGTCCCGTTCTGGCAGTGCGATCCGCTCAGCAAGGGGCTGGTTGAGGTCAACCAGAAGCTCTACGCGTTTGGTCCCAACGGCCCCTACAAGACCGAGCCGCCGGAGACCTGGTCGGTGGGCGTGCTCGGCCAGCAGACCACGACGCTGTACGAGATCGTCGACTACGATCTGTTCGACAACAAGGTGTTCGTCATCCTGTGGACCGCTGGGCCGCCCGACAATACCGTGAAGCGGTTCTATGACGGCATCGAGCGACCAGCCGCCAACGGTTTCTACTGCCGCACCTACAAGACCAAAATGTACACGGTCGGCGGCAGCACGATTTACTTCTCCGCGGTCGGCAACGCCGGCGACTGGACCGGCACCGGCTCGGGCGCGATCGACGTCTCGCTCGGCGACTCCGACATGACGGATTGCATCGCGATCGAGGTCTACTACGACAAGCTCGCGATCATGTCGAAGACGGCGACGCAGCTGTGGGTGATGGATCCTGACCCGCTGAAAAACACCTACCAGCAGACCTTGCGCCAGGCTGGCACCGTCGCCTGGCGTAGCGTGCTGCAGTATGGCAGCGGCGACGTCATGTACATCTCGCCGTCGGGCATCCGCAGCTTGCGCGCTCGCAACTCATCGCTGGCGGCGGCGGTCTCCGACATCGGCTCGCCGCTCGATCCGCTGATCCAGGATCTGTTCCGCTACAAAGGCGAGGACTGGATGAGCGGTTGCATCTCGATCTTGCAGCCGGTCTCCGGCCGGTTCTGGATCATCATGCCGGACCGCGTCTACATCCTGTCGGCTTTCCCTGGTCCGAAGATCACCGCCTGGTCGGAGTATCGCCCAGGTTTCATCATCACCGCGGCAACGGTGCATCAGAACCGTGTCGTGGTGCGCGATGACAACAACACTGTCTATGCGATGGGTGGCATCAGCGACGCCGGCCCGGTCTATGATGCCTGCCCGGTGGAGTTGGTTTTCCCTTTTCACGCTGGCGATCAGCCGGCGACCTTCAAGACCTTCACCGGGCTCGACGCCACCTGCACCGGCGTGCCGTGGCAGGTTTACGCTGCCTACAATGTCGAGGACAACAACGCCGAGGACTATCTCGGCACCTTCAACGGGCCGACGTTCCTGCAGGGACGCTTCCCGATCCTCGGGCACTCCACCCATATGTCGCTGCGGCTGCGCTCGGAAGCGACTGGACCGCAGTCGCTGTCGAACATGGTCGTGCATTACCAGGGCTCGGAGGCCGGATGAATGGCGATCGACATCACGACTGCCGACCGGAGCATGATGCGCGCCGTGATCAGCGAGCTGCGCGTGGCCGACGTGATCGAGCTGACCGCGTGCGGCATCAACCTCGAGCACCTGCCCGACGCGATCATGCGGACCAAGGTGTTTGCGTTCTGCGCCTACGACACCGAGACCGGACCGATCGCGATCTGGGGGCTGGGTGCGCGTCGGCCTGGCGTCGGCGCCGGCTTTGCCTTTGGCACCGATCGTTGGGGCGAGGCGGTGCGGCCGATGATCAGGCAGATCCGCGGCTTCGTGCTGCCGTTCCTGGTGCAGGCCGGCTATCACCGCGTCGAAGCACTGGCGATGGCCGGCCGCGAGGATGTCGCGCGCTTCATGGCGCTGATCGGCGCACAGCCCGAGGGCCGGTTGCGCCGCTACGGGATCGATGGCGAGGATTTTGTCTCTTACGGATGGATCGTCGATGACTATTGCAACACCAGATCTGCGCGCCACGAAGCGGACCGTCCGCACACCGCACATTGAGGTGCGGCTGGGTCGGACCGAGGACGCGCCGAAGGTGGTCGACCTGATCGAAGGGTTCTTCCACCGCACGACGTGGGCACATGTGATCAACTTCAATCGCGATGGCGCGATGAGGTGGCTGAACTATGCAATCGGCTCCGGCTACGCGCCGCACGCGCTGGCGTTCGATGGCGACGAGCTGGTCGGAATGTCGAGCTATCACGTCTTCTCGACCTACACCGATCCGATCGCCGTGATGGACGAGACCTACGTGCTGCCGCGGCTGAAGCGCACCGACCTCGGTCGCCGCCTGATCGCGATGATCATCGAGCTGGCGAAGGCCGACGGCTGCGTGGTGATGAATTTCCCGATCGCGTCGGGACTGCCGGAGCAAAACAGCCTCATGAACATGGTCGGGCGTCACTTCGGTGCCGTGCCGGTCGGCATGATTTTTCGAAAGGTGCTGTGATGGGTGGCAAGGGTGGCGGCGGTGATGGTGGCGGCGGTGGCGGCATGATGATGTCGGGTGGCGCACAGCCTAACGGCGTCGGCAGCGGCTTCATGGGCGGCGACCCCAGCAAGAAGGAAGACTACAGCTGGCAGACCGGCTTCATCGACAGCTGGAAGGACCAGGATCCCGAGCGCTGGGCTGCTTCTTACGGCCCCGGCGGTACGTATCACGACATGTATGTGCAGATGGGTGGCAAGCTGGCGGATCCTGCTGCACCAGCGCCGGCAACGGAAATGAAGATCGACGATAGCGGAATGCAACTGACGCCGGATCCTGAGCCGGTCACGCCCAATCCTGATCCCGTGGTGGAGGATCCGACGACGCTCGGCGATCCGATCGGCATCGGTGGTCCGCTCAGCGCTGCGGTGCGATCACCGTCGCTCTGGATGAACCAGATCAAACGGAAGCCTGGCGCAATGACGTTCACGCAGACCTGAGGACGCGATCATGGGTGGCAAAGGCGGCGGTGGTGACGACGGTGCGGCTCGGGCGCAAGCGTTAGCGAAGCTGCAAGCCGGGCATGTGGACATCAATCGGTATGGGGCTGACCGCCAATACATGATGGATGTCCTCGGCAACCAGGGCTGGGATCCAACCTACGATCCCGCCACGGGTGAACTCCGCAACAAGCCGCCGCCCGCTGTGGTGGCGCCGCCACCTCCGGCGCCCGAGCCCGAACCCGAGCCTGAACCCGAGCCGGAGCCGGAGCCCGAGCTGCCGCCGGATCCGCTGGGCCCGCCGATCGATCCAGGCGTGCCGATCGAGCAGCCGCAGGTCAACAGCCCGTTTGGCGTCGGCGCGATGATGAACACCGGCGATGCGCTCAGCGGTGCTGTGCTCAAGCCGCCGGCGTTCTGGATGGGTGGCGGCAAGACCGGCAGCAAGAGCAAGATGACGACGACGCAGACGTAGGAGATCGCAATGGGCGGTAAAGGCGGCGGCGGTGGCAACTACTACGCACAGCCACCTGACACATCGGGCTACGGCACGCCGGAGGAGGCGAAGCTGACGCTTGCCAGGGAGGCACCGCTCGATCTCACCGGTCGCCAGGCCTCGATCAACGCACGGCGCGCGGCGGCGGAAGCGACGGCGCCGAAGCCAATCCCGAAACCTACGCCACCAGGTAATCCCGACACCGGCGGCACGATCGCCGATGCGATCCTCAAGCCGCCGGCCTATTGGTCGCAGCCGAAAACCCTTACCGCAGCCCCGCTCAATCAGCAGCGGCTGCAGATCAACCAATCGTAGGAGGCCTCGATGGGTGGCAAATCAGGGCCTTCCAATAACCAGATGGTGCAGTTCGAAATGCAGCAGGCGGCCGAGGCCAAGCAAAAAGAGAACAAGCGCCAGGCGCGGCTCGACCAGGGCAAGACCGCGATCGATACGCTGTTCGGCAACGCCAATTTCGACGATGCCTTCTATGACAAATACGGCAAGGCCGAGCTGGACTACGCGATGCCGCAGCTCGAGCAGCAGTACGACACCGCGAAGGCCAACATGACCTATGACCTGGCGCGGGCCGGCACGCTGCGCTCGACCGCGGCCGGCTATGCGCAGGGGCTGCTGGAGAACCAGAACGCGGTCAACGAGGCCGGCATCCGCGCGAAGGCCGACACCGACATGGCGGCGCTGCGGCAGTCGATCGCAAGCCAGCAGCAGCAAGCCTACAATCAGCTCTACGCCACCGAGGATCCGACGGTCGCCGCCAACACCGCCGCCACCGCAGTCGGCAATGCGCAGCTGACGCAGCCCAACCTCAATCCGCTCGGCGATCTGTTCAAGCCGATCGCGATCGGTCTCGGCTCGGCGCTGGCGCCGGTCTACGGCGCCTCGCAAGCGAACAATGCGCTCAACCCGAACTCCCCGTTTGGTCAGGGGTCCGTCAACTACCAGCAAACGTGATGAACCATGTGTGATCCGATCTCAATCATTGGCCTTGGTCTCTCGATCGGCATGGCGGCTGCGAACTATTCGGCGCAGCAGGAAATGGCCAGCCAGCAGGAGAGCGCGAACGCGCAGTGGGTCGCCTACCAGCGGCGCCAGGCTCAGGAGTATTCGGCGCGCGACGAGGAGCTGCGGCGCAACGCCGAGGCGGCACGCACCGGTGCGACGTCGGAGCTGACCGCGGAGAAGCAGAAAGAGGCGCAGGTCAACGAGGAG